TTCACGCCTGGTGGTGGTTATAAGAGTAAAGAAGATTTGTTTAGTAAAGAAGATCCTAAAGTAGATAAAACTGTAAGAATAAAAATGTCTAAGGATTTAACTAAAATTCTTAAAAATATGGAAGATAATGATAGTTATCTTGCATTTGAGATGTTGTGGCTATCAGAAGATGGTTCTAAGTATTATAATGGACTTGGTGTTAGTCTTGTTTCAATCTCAAACAAACCTTACTGTTTTGAAGTAACAATTGCTGGTAAAAAATATGATATGAAGATTGGGAAATTCTTTAGATATTATTGGCCAGGTTTATTAAATGATGATGAAATTAAATCTTTTATTAATCAATATAATGCAATAGTTGGTGATAATATTGGAGAAGAAGATACCACATCAGCTCAGAGAATAGTTGTTCCTCCTTTTGGTTATAATCCAAAAGATGTAAAAGCAACATTTCTTTCATTAACTACTAAAACTTACCCACATTTCTCGGATTGTAGACATGAAAAAGAAGTATTACAATTTTTACCTAGCGACTTAAAAAGAGATCAAGTTGGGAACTATTATAAAATTATTGGTGATGGTAAACAAACGGTTATGTTTACTTGTCACTTAGATACAGCTGATAGAGAACAAAAAGATACAAGATTATTTCAAGCAAATGGTAGAGTTGATGAAGAAGGATACTCTTTTAGACTTACAAAGACTGGTTCTGGTGATGAACATATTTATACTGATGGTTCTTCTATCTTGGGAGCTGATGATAAGGCAGGAACAGCCGTAATGCTTTATATGATGTCTTATAATGTTCCTGGAATTTATTATTTCTTTATTGGTGAAGAAAGAGGAGGTATCGGTTCAAATGCTCTTTCTAGTATTTATGATAAAGTTGATTACTTAACTGATGTTAAAATGTGTGTTTCTTTTGATAGAAGACGAACTACATCGGTGATTACTCATCAATTAGGTAGACAATGTTGTTCTAATGAATTTGGACAAGCTCTTTGTGATGAGTATAATAAAAATGGATTAAATCTTTCATTGGACACTACTGGTGTTTATACTGATTCAGCTTCTCTTATGGAAGATATTGCTGAGTGTACAAATATATCAGTTGGTTATTACAATGAACACAGAGGAACAGAAATGCAGAATATAACTTATTTGAAAAAGTTAGCACAAGCATCTGTTAAAGTTAATTGGGATAATTTACCGGTTAAAAGAAAAATTGGATATAATGAAGAATTATTTGCTAAACACAAAGTTCTTATTAATGAGATAAAGAAAAATGTTTTTGGAATTGATGTAAAGGTGGTTGGTAAAGATGATAAAATATTTATTAGTTTAGACTTAGAAGAATCTGATATGGGTGAAATTTATGATTCTCTTATCAGAGTTCAGACTATAATTGCTAAGCATAAAATTACCGATGATTGTTTCTTTGAAGAAACATATTTGAAAATAGAATTGAGATAAAATGAAAATAAAAACATTTGTTAAATATCTTAGAGAGAACATAAGAGAGGATGATTTTGGTCACTTAAATGATGATTTATCTGCTAATAAAAGAAATGAAGGTAGATGGCCGGATGATGACTATGATTATGGAGATGATTCTACTAAAGATTATGGAGATTATGATGATTGGTATGATGATGAAAGTACTCGTGATAATGCTAGAAAATCATCAAATCCTAAATTTGACGATGATGACGATGAGTATGATATTTACGCTGATGACCAAGATGATGATGTAGAACATCTTACTTACTTATTAAGACAGATGTTTAAAAACTCTGGTGTTAGTGATGTAAGAGTTACTGCACATAAAAACGATGATATTTTAGTAGAGGTTTATATGAATAAAAAAGAAACTTTAAGAAATGTTATTAAAGTTTTTGAAGTAGCAAATAAACTTAAGAGAGATATTTTAGCTCAATACGACTCTGAATTTGAAATGTGGGAATCTAAAGATAAAAGAGGAATACTTACATTTGGATTTACATTAGATGAAGGTTTAGATGATGACAACATGCCTTTCTAAAATCAATAAATGTTATGAAATATATTAAATTATTTGAAAATTTTAACAATGAAGTTAAATACTTTGTAAATAAAGTTGGTGATTCTTATAGAATATTTGCTCTTACTCCAAAAATGATGGCGGATGGTAATAAAGAACCACAAGATGCTGGGGATTTATTCGGCCAAGGTTCATTTTGGACTGATTATCCTACTTATCAAGATGCACAAGATGTGATTGATTCTCTTAATTCTGATGAAGAGGATATTTCTGATGAAGATAATATTCCACAAGATTATTAAACTTTTTTGTATTTACAGATATTATATATACATTTGTAAGATAATTACAATAAACTATGGGGATGTCATAGAATAGATTCATAGAGTAGTGGTGATTATGCAGGTGTCGGATGGTCAAGTAACCGACTAATAAATTTGGTGACAAAAAGTCGTAAATGGCAAAACAAATGAAGTAGCATCCCGTGAAGATTTAGTAGCGGCGTTACAAAACAACATGCTTAAGGTAGAAGAGCTTTCTTTAGTTTAATCTTTTAAGCTTTCGAAAAAATTCTCCAGCTGAATCACACAGTTAAAAATGTGAAACCAGTTTTGTTAGAGTGATGGGTTGTTCAACTAACTATTTTGTAAGTTTAGAAAAACTTTCTAAGCCTGTGAATGAATAATTATTGTTAACTAGGGAAGACACGATGGGCAGTACATCGTCATCTCCACTAAATTTAAACCCACTTTTTAAGTGGGTTTTTTTATTTAATATATACTTTATGTATGATAAAATTAGTGAGTTTTGTTCTATAAAGAATATAGGAAATGTCTACAAAAATGGAGACTCTCCAACACCAAGAGTTCAATATTTAACAGAACTATTAGACTCTGAAGGAATTGATTATAAAATAGATACCTTTCAATCGGGAAGATCGAATTGTTATAATATAGTATTAAGAGGAACATCAAATAGAATGGTTGTTGCTCATCATGATATAGTCAATCCTTCTACTGATAATGCAAATGATAATTCAGCTTCGGTTATTAATGCTATAATGATAAAAAAACTTATTCCTGAAATGAATGTAGTTCTACTTGATGGTGAGGAAGTTGGTGGATTAGGATCTAAAAGATGTGCTGAATTAATAAATGATGGATTTTTTGGAGATATTGAATGGGTTTTGAATTTAGAGCTGACTGGATGTGGTGGTAAATACTTTTTCATAGGTGATTATCCTGGTAATTTAACAAATCATATTAAGTCTATTTTTGATTGTCCTATTATTAAAACACCATTCAATGATTCGATTGTTTTTAGAAGAAATGGTATAGATTCTGTAGTTATCAATCCATTACCACCTACAAAAGATAAAGAAGTTTCTATAGTTAAGTGGGATAATGAAACTTATTTAGATTTTAAACTGTTATTTAACTGTCATACAGAAAAGGATACTTTAGATACAATTTCAGTCAAAGATATGAAAGAATTTGTAGAGGAAGTTGTTATTCCTATTTTAAAAAAATGATTTTGATATGAAATATATTAAATTATATGAAGATTTTACATATGAAGAAGAGATATTAGAACCTGAGGTTGAATTGAGACCAGAGGTTAGTGATAAAAGTATTGATGATGTGTTAGAACCTGAATTTTTTGAACAAGAATCAGATAAACAAGTTACTCAGGATGAAAGAGGTGTTTATCATATTTCTGGCTGGTATGTCTACTAAACTTTTTATTCTTCAGAGATATACTATATTATGAGTTATATCAATTCATTTCGCGGTCGTTATGTTTTTATGAGTAATTTTTATCCATGTAAAATAGAACATAAAGGAATCACTTATCCAAGTGTAGAACATTATTATGTTGCTTTAAAAGTTAATGGTATGCAGTTCATTGATGGAGTTTATTATACAGCTCCTGATTTCAGAGAGTTAGTTGCTAGAATCGTAGATCCAGGAGACGCTAAAAAAGTCGGTAAAGTTGTTAAAGTTAGAAGTGATTGGAATGAAAAAAAGTTAGGAATTATGGAATGGGGGTTAAGAGAGAAGTTTAAAGATCAAAAATTAGCCGAAGACTTATTACTTACCGGTGATCTAAAGTTAATAGAGGAAAATAATTGGCATGATAATTTTTGGGGATCCTGTTCTTGTTCTAGATGTGAAAATGGTGGATTAAACTACTTAGGTAAAATCTTAATGAAGATTAGAGAAGAATTAAATCAACAAAATAAAAGGTCTTCAATAGAAGAATAAATTAAAATTAAATTAAAATAAATAAAATGGCAGTTATAAGTTATTTTGGAGGCAAAAGCTCCTCAGTATTTCAAGAATTAATCAATAAAAAAATTCCAAAAACCGGAATTAAAACATATTTAGAACCATTCTCTGGAGCTATGGGAACGTATATGGACGACCCAAACCTAAAGTTTGATGTAGTTGTTTATAATGATAAAAATCGTCACCAGGTCAATCTATATAAGTGTTGTTCAGAACCTGAAACATTTGTTAAGTATTTGGAAAGACTAAAAGAAACTTTGTTAAAAACTGATGAAACAGATCCATTAAAGAAATGGGACTTCTATAAAGAAATTTATAAGAAATATATCAAGAATGAGTTCTTAGATAATATGGATTTTGAAATAGGTGACTTTAAGAAAGCTTCTATTTATGCTTTCTTAATTACATCAGCACATAATTCAGTTTATCCTCGTGGAGCTGGTTTTAATGGGTATAAGAAAGATAAAGACCGTTTGAAATTAGAAGTTCTTATTGATAAATTGAAAAAGAATAAATACACAGATAAATTAAAATCTATTAAAGAGTTTAATAATGTTGATTTCGAAGAACTTATTAATAAATATGACTCAGAGGATACTTACTTGTATTTAGATCCACCATATCACAGACCAGATGTAAATGGTGATGATGATTCTAAGAGATTATCTTGGTATGGAGCTGATAAAGAAGGAGTTTTTGGACCAGCCTCTCATAGAAGACTTTTAGAGTTAATCAAAACAACAAAATGCCGTTGGTCTTTATCTTATTATTATTTTCCTCTTTTAGAAGAGTTATTACCTAAAGATAAATACGTTTGGACAGAGAAAGAGGTATTTAGAAGTTCGGCTCATGGTGGAAACAATTCTGATTTAAAAACAGAACAATCTAAGGGTGTTGAGTTATTAATTATGAATTATGATCCAAAAACCGGTGAAAAGTTATAATGGCTACTAAAAAAAACAACATATATAATAACACATTAATTGGTTCTGGTTTAACCTCTACTACTAGTAACGCTTTTACTGTAAATTCTTCTTCTGGTGATAATGTGATTACGGTGGGTCCTGATGGATATTGTGTTATAAATAAATTGGCACTTGTTGATGATATCACTGGTAATAAATGGGAAGTAAGAGTATCAAATGGTGAGATTATAGTAGAACCAATTGAATTAGAAGATAAAAGAGAGTTTAAGATCAACAAAATATTAAAATGATTGACCATTTAGATAGAATTGAAAAATTAGGATTTAATCCACAATTAAATTGGAATAAGTCCTTTGAAATTAGTTATGATGTTCAGGAGTATGATAACTCAATTAATACGTTTCCTTTTGATATCAAAATACTTTTTTGTAATTACCATATTTCAGAAAACGTTACTTATGAAGAGGTAATTGAGAATTCTTGTGACTTCTTCTATTCTTGGTATAATAAAAATTTAGAAATAATTAAAGATTTTGAAATTGATTCTAAATCTGATAATTTAGATAAATTACAAGACTCGGTATTGGGTGATATTACAAGCAGAGTCTATAGAGATTTAAACTTAGATAACTTACTTTATTAGCCTTTCCCGTATTTTTCCACACTAGCTCTAATTCTTTTGATGTGCCCTTCAAGTTGTTCAAACTTTTTTGTAAAGTCTTTATCAAAGTTATATAAGTCTTCCATTGTCAATTGAGACATTTCTGAGTCTCTTTCTTGAGATGTTTCGGCTTTCTTTTTCCAGATTTGAATCAGTTTCTTAGGATCATACTTGTTTTTTGGATGTTGTGAGTATAGAAATTGAGGCAAAACAGAAAAATGAATTCTATGAGCTTTTACTATTTGAATAGCATTATATTCCATAAGACAATACTCTAATCTCATTCTTTTTAACTCATTATACATTGGTTCATATTTAACTTTAATAAAGTGATTACCTTTAAGTTTCTCGGCTTTTTCAAAGTCGTCTTCTGAAATATACTTATCAAAGATAGCTACTCTTACTTCTAATGGAAGAAAGTTAAAATTCACACAAAGAAGAATTATCTGATTTCCATATTTTTTAACATCTGCTACAAAAACAGGAGACCATTTAATCCAATTGGAATCATCTAAGTAGTGAAAAAAGTAAAATCCACCTTTTTTAATATCTCTTAATGATGTTGATTTCACATAATCATCTGTCTTTAGATACTTCTGATAGAACTCTAAAGAATTTTCTTTGAAATAGCTTGGTATATCATTTGCCTTAACAAGCTTGTTTAATTTAAGTCTTTCGTATAGTTCTCCCATAGGGTTTTTGTTTTTTTTATATATAAAAATAAACATATTCTATAGTATGCTTAATTCAAAACCAAATAATAGCAATTATAATCAAGGTAATTATGTTCCAAAAAATAAAGACAAAGTTCTGAAGTTGAATAACAATGGGGGAGTTTATTTTAGAAGTAGTTGGGAAAAGAAAATAATGACTTGGTTAGATCTTAATGAAAAAATAATCAAATGGGGAGCTGAGTGTATGAAAATACCTTATCAAATGACACATTTTGATAATGGTGATACAAGAGTAAAAGAGCATTGTTATTATCCAGACTTTTATTATGAGATGAGATTGCAAAATGGAGATTTAAAACAAGTTGTTGTTGAAGTAAAACCTATGAAAGAGTATAATATGGTTCTTGCTCTAAACGAAGGTAGACTAAGTGTTCCTGAAGACAAAGGTAAAAAGCTCAAAAACTTTGAATATGATTTGAAAATGGCTTATAAGAATAAACAAAAGTGGGAAACTATGATTAATTGGTGTAAATTAAAAGGTTATGAATTTATAATCATTACAGAAGACCACTTAAAAAAGTTTAATCTTTAAGAAAATAGATAAAACAATAACACTAAAATTGTTAATGGTGGAACTAATCGGTGGTAAACTAAAGAAAATCTCTTACTAACTAGATAGATTGGAATTCTAAATAAGATTAAAGAAGAAAGTATTAGAATAAAGATTGAGTAGAAATTAAAAATACCAATAACAAGCCAAATAATATAACCAACTTTTAACATATAGTGAAATAAGTCAAGTTTATTATTTTTATCTCTCATTTTAAAAGGTTCATCAATTCTTTTATAATTTAGAATATAATAGAGGCTGTTTAAAATAAATAAAATAGATAAAATTTTAAAAATCATAGAACAATAATATCTTTTAAACCCATTAGATTATTCATTTCTATTTCTGATAGTCTAATACTTTTTTTCTTTTCTAAAATATCATAGATAGAATCTGGTATAGATACCTCTGATGGTAATCCAACTGGATAGTCTTGTTCTTGTAAATTCAGAAAGATATCTCTTTCATTCATATCTATGTGTAAAGAACATCCATCTGATTGATGTAAATCATTATCAAAATTTTCCCATAATTGAATTAACACTTCTTTCATATCCTTTATTTTATACAAATATATCATAAAAACTAAACTTTGTTTCAAAAATAAATAAAATAAAAAAAACACTATATGAAAATTAAACAAGAGTATATTTGGTTAGACGGATCCGAGCCACAGCAGCTTAGAAGTAAGACTAAAATTGCAACAGAATCTGTTTTGTTAGACAATAACATTTCGCATTATTCGATGTGGTCTTTTGATGGTAGTTCTACTTTACAAGCTAAAGCTGGAAAAGGAGAGAATACCGACTGTCTACTTAAGCCAGTATTTGTTGTGGATGATCCTTTTAGAGGAAATCCACATAAATTAGTTCTTTGTGAGGTATTGAATCCGGATGGAACACCACATAAAACTAACAACAGAAGAAAACTAGCCGAAACCGTTAAAGAATTGTCTTTAGATAATCTTTCTAAAAATGATGCTCCTTGGTTTGGTTGGGAACAAGAATATACTCTAACACATAAACCAAATATGCCTTTTGGAGAAGGTATTGGATTACCTCTTGGATTTGGATTGGATCCTTCTAAAAGTCCTAGACCTCAAGGTGATTATTACTGTGGAATTGGAGCTGATTCTGTAATCGGTAGAGAAATTGTTGAAGAACATATGAATATGTGTATGGAGATTGGTTTGGATATCTCTGGTATAAATGCTGAAGTTCTTCTTGGTCAATGGGAATATCAAATTGGACCTGTTACTGCTTTAAGTGGATCAGACCAATTGTGGATATCACGTTATATTCTACATAGAGTTGCTGAAAAACATAATGTGAATGTTTCACTTCATCCAAAACCAATCAAAGGTGATTGGAATGGAACTGGGTGTCACGTTAATTTCTCTTCAAGTGAAATGAGAAAAGAAGGTGGTATTGAAATCATTATGGAATCTATGCCTAAATTAGAGTCAAATCATATGGAACACATTGCTGTTTATGGACTACATAATGAACAAAGATTGACAGGAGCTCATGAAACTTCTGGTATTCGAGATTTTAGTTATGGTTTTTCTACAAGAGATACTTCAATTAGAATTCCTGCTCAGTCTCAAGTAGATGGTTGTGGATATTTTGAAGATAGAAGACCTGCTTCTAACTGTGACCCTTATTTGGTTTCGGATAGAATGTTATCTACTGTTTATTCAGAGGTAAATGTTTAATTATTTTATGTAACTAAAAAAACCACTCAATTTGAGTGGTTTTTTTTATTTAAATATGTTTTGAATTTTTTCTTTTCGTCTTTTCTGTCTAGAATAGAAACGAGGTTTGATTGGTATACTAGCACCACGAAATGATGGTGTCATTACTATATCAAATGTTTTTAGATTGATATTAGATAGAGTGAAGTCCTTGTCCATCATTTGAACCTTCAATTGATAAAAGTTTTATGAGGTTATCATTATCTCCTTTTTTCTTATAAAGTTCGTTAAATCCTTTTGCTATGCCTCTTTTGAATACTTCGGTGAAGTAAGCAAAGGCGTTGACTGATTTATCTTCATTGAAATTATACCAGTTTTGGAACATATCCAATAGTCCTGATTGATAACAATCTAGTTTATCATCGTTTGACCAGTATCTCATTTTTTTGATTGTTTTCTTTGCTAGAAGTTCTAGCATTTTATCTGCGTTTCTTGTTAATTTTCCTTGTGCTTTCGATACGATTATCTCGACATATAAATCTTTGTTATTAAGGTACATCTATTATAGCTTTATTTTTTTTAGAGATTAAACTCTTGAAGCTATTTACTTCATGTTATATATTAATTTATTGAAAAGTTTATAAAACAAAAAAACCCTCTTAAAAGAGGGTTTTTTAATTTATTTTAATAATTAAAGTTTGATTCTTTCTTTATATTGAATTTCTTTAACTCCGTCTAACTCAGATGAAAGAGAATTAGATCTTTTTTCTAAGTTTTTAAGTGCTGTAGTTAAAACTTCAGATTCACCAATTAATTGAATAGATCCTTTAATTTTTTCAATATTAAAGTTTACATCTTCTAATTTTAAAGTGATTTCTCTTTCTTTATCTTCTAATTTTCTTTTAACAACTAATTCTTTAGAAAGTTTATTTTCATAGAAATAAGTTAAATCGTAATTTAATTCATTTCTTACTTCGTTTACTAATTCTAAAGCTGATTCATATTTAAAGAATGAGTTACCGTATCTTTCATCACATCTGTAAAGATAAGTGTTGTTTTTGTAATTGAATGCATAACACTCTAAACAAGGATTGATTAGGTTGCCAATTCTTTTAACAACGTCTAATTCAACAAATTTATCTAAGTTTTGAGAAACTTCTAATAAAACAGGGTAGAAATTTTTATTTACAATTGGAACGATAGGTGAAGAAAAAAGAGACTCTAAAGTTGTATCTTCATTTAATTCATCATCATTGATAAAGATTCCACCTTTTTTAGCAACTGAAAGTCCAAGTGTTAAGTATTCAGAAATTCTAAAATTAACTCTGTCTTCAGAAATTGTAGCATATTTCATAGCTGTTTCTAAAGTTCTTAAACTTCTTAATTCTTCTTCGTCTTTAACATGTGTTTCAACTAAAGTTTTCTCAATTGAGTTTTCTGTTAAAAGAAACCAAGAATCTCTAATTAATGCGATATGACCATCTTCTACTGATTCAACAAGTGAATAAACTGATTCACCTTTACCACCACTAAGAAGATTAGATCTTTTCTCAGGAGTTGTTGTTAAATTATGAACAAAAAGTTTAATCTCAGGAACCCAATCATAAATAGCTAACTCATTTAATACTTTAGACATTCTGTCTTGGTCATTTTCTAAGTTAATTGTTTGTAAAAGAACGTTAATTGGTTGTCTATAAATTTCCCCTTGGTTTTTTGTGTTTAAAACATTATACAAATTTTTTAATTCATATAATAACTCATAGTTAGACATATCATCATTTAGAGATTCTAAAAGAGATTTCACACTTTTATCGTATGTATAAGCTTTGAGTTTTTCATTAAGTGAATTAATGATAGTCTTTTCAGAATGTTCGTTGCAAGCATTCATGTGACCTTCTACTATAGTAGAAACCTCTTCTTGATCAAGTGAGAGATTCTTTCTGAAATTAAACAACTCGAGTTTAAGATTCTTCATATTTATAATATTTTTTTTTCTTTATTAAACTATATATTAAGACAAAAAAGTCAATTTTTACCATTTTATTTTTAGATAGGATTTGGATTTATTGGTGGATTCGGACCTCCATTATTACCAGGAGCTGGATTGCCAGCATTAGGATTAGTTAGAGGAGTTGATGCTTTTTGTCTAGCTTGTAGTATATTATTAAACCATCTTGTTCTTTTTGGTGCAATTAGATAGTAGTCGGGATCATTTGAGAATCCACCATTTATGATTCTTCTTGATGGGTCTGAACCTAATGGACTTGCGCTTCTACCAAAGAAACTACTATCTGTCAATCCAATTGGATAACCTGATCCACTGGTTCCTGATGTTCCAGCAGAACCGGAAGAACCTGAGGTTCCACCTCCGCCGCCAGGACCACCAGGATTACCAGCTCCACCGGATCCATCGGTATTCTCAACTCCTCCTACCGATCCTACTGATCCTGGAATAGACGATGATGGAAATACCCACGGTGTTCCAAGATTTGGATCTCTTGGTGCGTCTCCTGGTTGTCCAAAAAAGTCACTGAATCCGCCGTCTACAGGGAATCCATTTAAGTCGGACATTCCGGTTCCGTATTGTCTTGGGTATCCTGACATATTGATTCTATCTTTTCTAAATGCTGGATAATAGGTGCTAACTTCGAAAGATGCTTTTAGTTTGATATTATTATCGGATGTTAGATTTTTTTCTCTAGCCATTTCAATTTGATTTGTATCAGGCATTAAAATAACAGCGTCAATGTTCATAAAGTTGTGTTCAAAATACATAAACTTATAAATCCACATTGTATCCATAATAGCCTGTGCGCATTTAAAAGTATCAATCTCACTAGAAAGTAAAATTGTGAGTTCATAGTTAACCGTAATTGGAATTGCTCTTACTTTTGCTAAAACTTTTCTAATTTCAACTTCATTTTCAACTACCATTCTTAACCAAACATTTGGATTAGCGAATTCATCAGACTTTATGTTGAATCCAGTCATTGTTAAGTGGCCTCTTGGAATTTGGTCAGTGTTTAATTCGACAAATCTGTTCTCAGAAACCACGTCATCTGAAAAAGAATCTAATAAGAATCTTTCATCACCGGTTAAAGAGTAATAAAATGGAACATTTACCGGAACATTTCCAGATGAGAATTTATTAACCCATCTTATTTGTCCTTCAAATGTGTCAAGAACACATACTGTTAAATCTCTAAAGAAAACATCTTCGAAATTAAATCTTTCTCCTATCATAGATTTATATATAAAAAGTCATCCACTACATTTATTTTTTAACTTTACTCTCATTTTTTGATATAAGTTTTATGAGTTCGATGAATCAATTACTTTTATGGGAAAAATGGAGACCTAAATCTATTGAAGATATAGTGTTATTACCAAGAATTAGAAAAAATTTTGAAAATGGTATTAACGGTAATTATATTTTCTATGGACATTATGGGACCGGTAAGACTAGTTTGGCTAGAATACTAATTGGTAAATACACAAAAGATAAGCCCTTTTTAGAGTTAAATTCATCTTTATTTACTTCTATTGATGTTTTGAGAACTCAAATTGAAGATTTTTGTAAGCATACTCCAATGATGGATACAGATTCTGATATTAAATACATCTTTTTAGATGAGTTTGAGAGAGTATCTTCTCAATTTCAAGATGCTTTTAAAGCATTTATTGAAAAATATAACAGAAATGTTAGATTTATTATTACAACTAATCATATAAATAAGATTTCCGATGGTATTAAGTCAAGAATACCACAAATAAATTTTGATTGTATCGATATTGAAGAAGAAAGATTTCTTAAACAGGAGATTTTTAAAAGAATTAAAAATGTAATACTACCACAGGAGAGTATTACTATTCCAAAAGAAAATTTAATCTCAATTATTACAAAGAAATTTCCAGATTTCAGAAGTATAATGGTTGAGTTGCAAAATTTTATTTCTACCGGAAGCCTTTCAAAAGAATATTCAGGAGTTTCAAATAAAGTTAAGTTAGAGTTATTTGAAATGTTGTATGATGAGTCTTATGATTATGAAAAACTTTGGCATTTTATAAACAATATTTTTGGAGCTGAAAGAGTAGATGTTCTTTTTAAACTTTTGGGTAATACTTTTGTTAATTGGTCTATCGAAAATGGTAAAAACATTGATAAGTTATTTATTTGTAATTATATTCTATCAGATTATTCTTCAAAACTTGACTCTGTTTCTGATCCTCTCATTTTAGCAATGACCGTTATTGGTAAATATAGAGATAACTTAATATAATATATAAGTCTATGGCTAGTAGTTTCATAGATTTTTATATCGGTTATCCTGGGCATCCTAGATTCAGAGATCCTGAATTAATAGAGGATGATGTTATTAGAGTTATTGTTCAAAAATATGAAATGATTCTTTTCACTAATAAGGGTGAAGTTTTTGGTGAACCAAATCTTGGTGCTGATTTATATGAGTTGTTACATGAGACTAGATTATCAGCTGAGTCAATACAGTCTGATATTATTTCACAAATAAATAGATATATTTCTGAGATTCAAGGAATTGAGTATACAGTAGAAGTAGAATTTTTTGACCATCCTGAAAAACATGAGGAATTTATGACTATTGATTTTACAATTGCTGGATATGAAGTAAATGCTGTTGTTACTTAATTGGACAACTCGATGCTGTATAGATAAACTTATAATCTCTCTTTATTTTAACACCTAAACTTTCAGCAGTTGTTACGATGTCTTCTAGACATTCTGAGTCTGCTCCACCTACTATAGTAACTTCTCTGCCTTTTAGATTTAATAATAATTCATAGAGTTTTTTAGGAACGTGAAACCAAACGTGATTGTTGTTTATAAAAGTAATTATTGTTCCTTCTTTTGTATTAAAAATATCTCCTTTTTTTAAAGTTTTATCTTCTTCTTTTTTACTAATTTCTTCATATACGTTTTTGTCAAGAACTTTCTTGTAGAAATCGGCGTCAACGTCGTAATTGTATCGTTTTTCTATTAATTCCTTTTGATTTGGAAAATAGTAAATGTCTTTGTGAACTGGAATATCAGGTTTTTCATCATAAAGATAATCCTTATCTACATTTTTACCGTCGATATGATTGTCCCAGATTTGGTAAACATTGTTGAAGTTGTTACAATATTTTTTCAACTCGTTTAGATACATTTCAGAAAAGTATTTTTTAAATGATTTTTGAACATCAACTATTATCAAAGTATCTTGATTATAACTTTCAAAAGTTTTAAGAAATTTCATAAATTATATATTAAATAAAAAAACCCATCATTTCTGATGGGTTTAAAGTTTATAGTAGTTTAAAATTATGCTTCTTCTTCTTCGTCTTCTTCCTCTTCTTCCGGAAGTGCTTCGCCTTGAGCCTGCGGTTCTTCAAATTCTCCTTGTGCTGGTTGAGCTTCAGGTTGAGCTTGTCCTTGTGGTTGAGCTTCAGGTTGAGCTTGTCCTTGTGGTTGAGCTTGTCCTTGTGGTTGAGCTTGTCCTTGTGGTTGAGCTTCAGGTTGAGCTTCAGGTTGAGTTTGTCCTTGTGGTTGAGCTTCAGGTTGAGCTTGTCCTTGTGGTTGAGCTTCGGGTTGAGCTTCAGCCTCACCTTCTACCTGAACTTGTGGTTGTCCTTGTGCTTGACCTTGCCCTTGAGCTCCACCCATAAGTGCGTTACCTGGAAGTTTATCAATATCAAGATTGTTCATGTTTATGTATTTAATGATCTCTTCAGCGATGTCAACATCACCAAAAAATTGACGAAGGTTTTTACCTGTTGTATCTTTAACTTTTTTCACATAAGCATTGATTAATGATTGTGGAATATCAATCATAGTCTTAACTTTATAGATATCGTTAATTTGGAGAACAGATTCTTTAATAATTTCTTCTCTATTTTTTCTAATACGATAACTTTCAAATGTTCTAATGTGTTTCATTTTCAAATTTTGATTTTTTATAATGTATATATTATATTAAAAAAACGTATTTTTTTCAATATAATTAACGAACTAATATTGCTAATAATATTCCTAAAACTGTTCCTCCTATTCCAACTCCGTAAGCTATGTTTCTTTTTGTTTTTAATGTAGATATTTCATCATTTAAAAGAGTTATCTGTTTATCTCTAACAGATATTTGGTCGTCGCAAAGTTTTGAGTCATCTTCGCAGTTTTTCAATCTTTGTGTGAGATTGACTATTTGATTATCCTTATCAATTACTTGGCCTTTGTATAAGGTTAAGTCGGTTTCTAATTGAGATACTTGTTTTTCAAGTTTACTTATTACTTTTATATAAGAAAGACTTAAACTGTCACACTCGGCTCCTGCTTTTTCTAATAGATTTACTAATTCGAATGTGTTATCAATTTTTTGAGCCTGTTCATAAGTCATTATGACAAATTTGTTTCCTAATGAGTCTTTTTCAATTCTTGGATATTTTTGACTAAATGTCAAAAACGAAAAGAACATAAATAATGTTGTTATAATTATTGATTTCATAAAATTATTTTAATTTTTCTGATAATGACTCAATTAAGTCTTCATCTTCTCTTTTTATTGGATCTTTTTTCAAATTTTCAATCTTCTTTTTAGTTTGTTGATAATCTGATTGCCATTTGGTTACATCTTTTTTAGCCAATTTTAGTTCTGATTTTGTTTTCGCTAACTCTTGTTCGACTATTCTAATTAAACTGTCTCTTTTTTTGATCTCAATTTCTCTCTTATCAAAGTCTTTTTCAAGTTTAATATTAACAGTTTGTAAAGAATCTCTAACTTTTTGAATTCTTTCAAATTCTTGTTCTAATTTTTTATATTCTTTTTTGTATCCAGTTCCTTTAAGAAACCACATTGAAAAGAATAAAATACAGAAAAGTAACAGTAGAGCTGTTACTATATTTTGAATGCTTAGTTTAAAATTCATTTTTGGTATTTTAATTTTAGAATTATTTATTTTTTTATCCATGGTTTATATATAATTTTTTTTATGTTATTATTGATAATTAATTTTTTTATATATATTTGTGAAAAAAAATAAAATTTAATAAATGTATCAAACATTATATTGCTTCGACTTTGATGATACCTTAGTTCACACAATGCTTCCTGATCCTGGTATGCAAATTTGGGAAGAAAAAACAGGAAAACCCTGGCCGTACATAGGTTGGTGGTCAAAGTTTGAAACTTTGGATATGGATATATTTGATACCCCTAAAAATGAGTGGACTTATAAAAAATATTTAGATGCTAAGGATGATCCAACTGGTTATTTATTTTTAGCCACTGGTAGATTGGATAAAGCCACTGGTATGAGAAAAGGTGTTCAAAAGATTTTAGATCATTATGGTTTTGAATTTGATGAGGTTTTTCTGAATTGGGGTGAAGATACTTTTAAATTTAAAACACAATTATTTGAACAAATGATAGTAAAAACTGGTTGTAGACATTTTATTATGTATGATGATAGAAAAGATCATCTTCCACATTTTGAAGAATGGGCTCAAAAACAAAGTTGTGCTGTCACTGTCGTTGATGTGGTAAATAAAACTTTAAAAACTTTCTAATAAAACAATAATATAAGTCATATGGCAACTATTACAAAAAAGAAAACACAAAGTAAGGCAAAAGAAATACTTTCAAAACCTTATAGATTAGATTTACACAATGATGATTTTAACTCTTTTGATTGGGTTATAACTTGTCTAATGAAAGTGTGTGGTCATGAATATGAACAAGCTAATCAATGTGCTCACATTGTACATTTCAAAGGTAAGTGTGATGTTAAATATGGTGATTTTGAAACTATTTCTACTATGAAGGAGAAGTTACAAAGTTCTGGTCTTTCTGTGACTATGGAAGAAAATTCCTAACCAATTCCAAACCAACTACCTCCCATATTTGATTTACCGGATTTTGTTTTAGCGAGATTTTTTGCTCTTAAAAATGAACCATAGTCAACGCCTTCGACAAAATCAATGTTGTTCATGCATTGATTTATGAATTGCATCATTTCTTTATCGGTGTGTTTATTAGACCACTCATCAACCATTTCTTTAAAATCGGTTTTTTGAAATATAGAAGTCGTGTTTACAATTGTCATTACACAGTCATCG